CCTACAGGATGGAGACTTTTAGTTTTACCTTTTAAAATGAAAGAGAAAACTAAGGGTGGCCTTTATCTAGGACAGGAAACATTGGAGAGACAACAAGTTGGATCTAATTGTGGTCTTGTTTTAAAAATGGGGGCACACTGTTATGATAAAGAAAGATATCCAGAAGGCCCATGGTGCAAGAAAGGCGATTGGGTTATCTTTGCACGTTATGCAGGGTCAAGAATACAGATAGATGGTGGGGAGGTTAGACTGCTAAATGATGATGAAGTTTTAGCGACCATTAAAGATCCCGAATCAATATTTCATCAATATTAAACATAGAAGGAGCAACTATGCCAGAAGAAGAAAAACAAAATGAACCTATGGTTGACATAGATACTTCAGGACCAGAAGTTGAGGTTAACGTAGAGGAGAAAGAAAATAAACAAGTTGAAGAACCAAAAGCAGAGGAGCAAAAAGAAGAAGAAGTAAAAGTAGAAGAAGTAAAAGAAGAAACAAAACCAAAAGAAGAAACAGAAGACAAGAAAAAAGAATTAGAAGATTATAGTGAAGGAGTTCAAAAAAGAATTGCTAAACTAACTAAAAAATGGAGAGAAGCAGAACGACAAAAAGATGCTGCTTTAGATTATGCTAAAAGCGTAAAACAAGAACAAGAAAGTTTAAAAACAAAACTTTCTACCATAGAACCTAATTATGTTAATGCCATGGAGGGTAGAGTTGTATCTGGCCTTCAAGCTGCTCAATCACAATTAGCCAAAGCAAGAGAAGCTGGTGATATTGCTGCTGAAGTAGAGGCACAAAAAATGATAGCAAGATTAGGTGTAGAGGAGGCTAGGGTAGCAAACTTAAAAAAACAAAGCGCTGCTAAACCTGCTCAAGATACATCTCCAACATTAGATCAGGCCATGGCACAAACACAGCCACAAACTGATCCAAAAGCAGAAGCATGGGCTGAAAAGAACCCATGGTTTGGAACAGACAGTGCCATGACTTATACTGCTTTTGATTTACACAAAAAGTTAGTTGATGAAGAAGGGTTTGATGCACAATCAGATGAGTACTATTCAGAGATAGATAAGCGTATGAGGCTTGACTTTCCACACAAGTTTGGTACAACTGATAGCACGGTAACGACTAAACCGACACAAACAGTAGCTTCAGCAAAGCGAAGTGTAAACAATAGGTCGCAGAAAACGGTGAGACTCACGCCATCTCAAGTATCAATTGCTAAAAAATTAGGTGTGCCACTAGAAGAATATGCGAAACAATTAAAAATCACGAAAGGGGCTTAGGCATATGGAAAAGAAAAAAATAGACTCTCGTGCGAGCCAAACAAAAGTTAAAGAACAGAAAAAAGTTTGGACTCCACCATCATCTTTAGATGC